TTCTCACGCAATGCAACAGTGAGCTGCTGCACCGCAATCTTGATGTCGTCGCCATTCATCTGCATTTTGTCTCTCCATTTGTCGTGAGGATTTCATATGAACTGTCACCGTAGTTCTTACTATACCACATCAAATAGCGTTGTAAAGCCACCCTCGATATATTATCATGAAAAATATGTGCGTTCGGAAATATAATTTCCAGATTGTAGGTCTTGACTTTCATGATTAACCCTTTACACGATCATTATAGGTGAGGAACTTTTTCGTTGCATTGGGATAGTGGAAAGCAGTAATATGGTGCTTTGTAGAACTATGATAACGGGAAAGCGTTCCATCAGGACCAAGGCGAACCCACTGTCCCTTCTGAAGCTTAATCTGACCCGTGCGAACCATATCACCATACTGCCAAATGTCGAAAGCCTTCATGAATTTCATCGTCGTTCTCCGTAGTTGATATGAACAATATACAGGAATATTTCGGATCGTCAAGCGAAAAAAGACCCTTGACGAAACTTTTTTTATCCATTACTGTCCAAGGATCGAACACGGAGACAAACCATGGATGTATATATCAGAGCTATGATAGTTTCAGCATTTATGCTTACTGTCACAGCGTTCATAATAATTCACCACATTACACAGAATTAACTTGACAGAATTTCTGTTGAGTGTATAATACTGTTGTGGGGATGAAATACAATAGGAGATCACTATGTATCAGGATTGGGAAAAAGAACTAAACTATCTTTTCTGTGTAGCAGCGTCTACTGTATCACTATTCATGTATTGTTTACTATATCTATATGGAGGTTAATATGGCCGGTGAAGTAAATCTGAGAAAGCTCAAAGAAGTTGCACAAAGATTGGGCATTGAGAGTAAAGGAAAGAAAAAACGAAATACATACCTTTCTCCCTACACTCTTCTATTGACACATGAATTTGTGTGTGATATGCCTAAGATCGTGGAGAAAGATGATGTGTCTTATATGACAGGAACATCATTCTACAATGATAAGGAAATAGATCAATGAAAGTATATGTTGCTATCTATGAACATCGTTATGGACAGGATGTCCGTGTCTTTGATAACATTGACAAAGTAGAGGCATGGAAATCAGAAATCGCTAATGAATACTTCGAACATGAATTTAAAGGACTAGTAGAAAAACCTGACAACCTTCAAGAAGTCACTGAAATTTATTGGGATGGTGTAGAAGACGAATGGTTCACTGTGGAAATCTGTGAAGTGGAATAAGGAGAAAGATCATGTCTGGTATTGAACTGCTGTTTTCTGACCATCATGGCGTATATATTCCCAAGCTGTTTGTAGAAGATTGTGGCGAAATCTGGGGTCTATCAGAGGATGATAAGCTTGAATTGAGTGAAGGGCCTGATAATGAATATTATTGAGATACCTGGTCTAATGTTCTTGACTATGCTACACTGAAAGATGACAATGGGCATGTCTGGCGCTTATGGCAGGACGGTGATCTATGGGCATACTGTGAAGAACTGATGACAGATGCAGAATATTCCAACTTTTTTGGTGAGGAACGTGAAATAGAGGATTGACACTACAATCTATCTATGAGATAACAAACTCAACAAGGAGAAAGATCATGTCCAGAGCAAAGACAAATGTGACAATTCTTGACAAGGATTTTCTTGTTGAGTTTGACTATACAGTAACCTATGGTGGATGTGCTGCCAGAACATATGGACCAGCAGAAGATTGCTATCCAGCAGAAGATATTGAATATAAGATTGATGGAATTGATTTGTATATAGACGAAGGTGGAGAACTAGAGCAGGTTCCAATTCCTGACTGGTTGTATGAAATCCTACATGAAATGCTCCTAGAAAGCCAGGAAGCATACGATATTATTAGAGAAAATGAGGAACGGTGATGAAAAATCTTGTTGCAAAAGAACTAAAATCTGCTAAGTTTAGACAGAGAATAGTTCGGTCCAAAAAGGGTAAAGGCTCTTATAATCGCAAGGAGAAACATCATGATCTTTGACGAATATGACTTTGAACATACGGCAGAAGTCGTTCTAAAGATGAACAAGTCTATGGTTGATCTTTATGACAAGGAAGGTCTTATCAACTTTATGAAGTCTATGGCTTATCAGTATCTTCACGATAAGAATAGCACTTGTTCTACTGGTGGATTTGTTCTGTCGTCATTCACTGGTTCTGATGGAGAGCGTCATATAAGAGCATCTGTGTCTGCTTCTCTTGTAGAAGAATTTCTCAACAAAATGAAAAAGAAGCTTGACTCAGCAACTGATCCAGTGTAAAACAAATCATCAACGGAGGATGATATGACAACTTCGCAAGGATATACGGGCAAGACAGTTACCGCAAACCAGATCATTCACAAAGCCCCATTTGTGCGAGGGTTCAAGGAGGTCCAAGATGGTATTCCTATGGATTATGACGCTTATTGCAACTCTATTGTTGACAGAGAGGGCTATGAGCGTGGGCGAATGTTCGGTTACATTTATAAAGGTCCACTGAAACATGGCAAAAAAGTGACCAAACAAGCACAGAACGCACTATACGGTGCTTTTTATACAGGATCACTAATATGACTGTAGCTGAACTGATCGTTGAATTATATGAGGAGATTTGATATGGTGTTCTATTATATCTGCCCCATTAATGGCAAATACAAGTATCAATGGGCTTATCTATCTAAGCCACAAAATTTTGACATATCCTGGTGGATCATTCCAGGAATGCTGGAGGACTAAGATGACACAGGAAGAAAAAATTAAGGCTTTATATGAGGCGCTTCACTGGTTCATTGAGAATGACGATACCAATCGTGGAGATGGTTGGGAAGAAGTAAATGCCTACTGGATCGCTGGTTTCAATCGTGGGTGTGATGCTTTAGCTCTGGTGGATTTAGAAGAAGCTGAGCGGCTCCGAAACGCCTCTTTTAACTCTACTATAATCTAATAGTAAATGGAAATGATTATGACAGAATTTCTTTCCAAAGACCCACAAAAGGCTCTTGACGAAGTAAAACAGAGGCTTTATGAAAGGATGCGTAGTAGAGAAAACTATGCAGCACAAGACCCTCTAAAGGATGTTTACTTTAAAGGGTTACAAAAAGGTGCTTTATCAGAGGTAGAATTTCTTCAAAATCTACTTGACATGATAGAACGGTCGTAGTAGATTAGATTATCAACTGATGGAGAGTGTTATGGGTCTTGATATGATGCTTTACGGTGAAAAGTCCCCTGCTTGGGGTAAAGAACCCGTCATGGATGAAGGTTATCATGTTAAATATAAAAGGATTGAACTTGCCTATTGGCGCAAACATCCTAATCTACATAGTTTTATTGTAAACGAATTTGCAGATGGAAATGACGAATGTCAGGACATTTATCTTGACAGTGACGATATTGATACCATCATTGAAACTATTGAGAATGATGGTCTTCCAGAGAATGTGACAGGATTTTTCTTTGGAAGGTCATATCATCTCGGTGAAGCAGATGAATATGGATCATATGAAGAACAAAAAGAAATTGATCTAAAGTTTTTCCGTGAAGCCAAGAATTGGCTTGACAAGGCTAAGGAAATGGGTGATCTTCGTTCTATCATCTATCAGGGATCGTGGTAAGGACAAATGTCATGGAAATGACAAAAGAAATTATGATTGACCTTCTGGCCACGAATGATGAAGCTGTTGCCCGTGCTTTGGTTGTTCTCAAAAATAATAATTCTTTGAATGGCAAGGGGTTTCGTCCTTGTCACGTTCGTATGGGAACTTCTATGGCTAATTATTACAATCAACGGGGTTATCTGTCTCCAAAACAGATTTCATATTGGCGCATTCTTGACAAGAACGGTAATATGAAAATTGCTATCTACTGGAAACAGTTAATTGAAGCCGGAATGGAAAAGGAAGAGAAAGATACCTGATCCTAAAAAGTTTTGACATAAGAAAAATATGTGGTAGGCTCTAAAAATAAACAAACGGAGAATAAAATGGGAACTCGTGCTGTATTTGACTTTCGTGACAACATGAATGAGAAAGGTTTCTGTGTCTATAAACATTGGGATGGATATCCAGAGGGTGCTGCTGATGTTCTGACCAAGACACTAGCCAATGCGTGGGACCTGCCACGTTATGAGAATGATGAATTTGCGGCTGCATTTATTGCCGCAAACAAGGTAAATGCTGGCGACATTCGTATGACTAATGCACCAGAAGATCATGGTGACATTGAATATATCTATGAGATTTTTCAGGCAAATAATGGGCAGATGATTGTTCGTGCCTATAGTGTAGATTATTGGTCTGAACATGAAAAAAAGAAAGATGAAATCTTCTATGGTCGTCTCAAGGATTTCGTTGCCAAGTATGGAAATCGTGTTACGAAAAAAATGTGGGATGAATTGGATCGTTCGCCCCACAAACTGCTTGACAGGACTACTGATCCAGAGTATGTTGAATATGTAAGGTTGAAGAACAAGTTCGAAACTGTCTAACTCTAACTGAAACTCAACAGGAACAACGACTATGACTCTTTATCGCTCTGACCTCAAGAACCTCAACGAAGACAAGCTGACCGAAATCTACAACAAGTATGTGGATATGTATAATGCCAAGCTTGATGGCAAGAAGATCAATGTTGACTTTTTTGATCTCAAGCAGACTATGGCTATTATTAAGGCAGAGCGTCAGAGACAAATGCAGCGTCGTTATAATTTCACTCATTATTATAACAAGAAGTCTGCACAGATTTTGCGAATGGTTGTTCCTGGTATGTGGGTTTCCTTCAAGGAAGAAGGTGAACGTCGTTTTGGTGTGGTGCAGAAGGTTTGCGCCAAGACAGTGATTATCAACGAAGATAATATCCAGTGGCAGATTGATGCTGGTGCAATCAAGCCGCTTCGTCGTATTAAAAAGAATAAGATGCCGGGTTGATGTTGGGGCGGTGGTTTGGTATGTTTCCTTTCTGACATACCAGACCACAAATAGGAGAAAGACAATGGAAGTAGCCATCGCCTATGCAGAAGACATTGGTTTCTACCTGATCGACCAGTTCTTCAATATCGTCAGCCCAATGATCTTTCCTGATTATGACTCTGTGCTTGACTACTGTGACAAGTATGAGTATATTGTTGTTAATGGAGACGACAATGTATGACAAGCGCCAGAAGGTCATGGTTCACCGTGACGATCTAAAGAATGTGCAGGACATCATTGGATGGCAGAAAGTCCGTGATAACTCTATTCGTGGTGAATGGGTTATCATGTGGTTGACAAACGGACAAATCAATAATCTGGCTCGAAAAGGTGTCTGGGTAGAGCAATAAACGCTTGACAACCATTACAGTAATGGTATGATCTATTATCAGATAAAGGAGAAGACAAATGCCTAATTGGTGCCATAACAATCTCACGGTTTCTCATTCTGACCCTCTTATGGTTCAGAAGTTCGTCAAGGCTTGTGAAAGCAATGGTCTTTTTGGTGCTTTCCTTCCTACCCCTGTAGAACTTACTGAAATGTCTTCTCCGGTTTCTGATCCGAATATCTCAGCAGAAAACATCAAAAAGTATGGTTCTTCTGATTGGTATGACTGGAATGTCAACAATTGGGGAACAAAGTGGGATGTAGACAATCCAGGTCATGAAGTGTTTGGTGAAACTGTTACCACATCTTTTGATACTGCATGGTGGCCGCCGATTGAATTCTATGAGCATCTTAAGGAACTTGGATATACTGTAAGGGCAACATATTTTGAGTATGACTTTGCTGGTGTTTGGACAGACGAAGATGGTGATGAATCAGTGGAATATGATTTCTCTGATGAAAATTGGCATGAAGGTTTGTCAGAAGATTTGGTAAGTATGCTCATGCCAGAGTATGAGAACTGGCTGATGTGGCAAGAGGAAGAGAACAAAGAATAAATTTAAAGTGGCAGGAAACTGCCACTTTTTTCTTTTAGTGTATTGACACTAATAATATATTAGAGTATTATCCAGTCATAGTCTTCAAACAGAGGAAAACACTATGGGCGCTATTCGTGTCGCTAAACATCCTTGGCGGTTGACTCGTCGTCGTCGTGAGGCTCTTGGTATTCCCTATGATGTTATTGTCAACTATGCTGGTCTGCCTTTGGCCGATCCTCTGGTTGATCCTACTGCCAAGTATGATCCCAATGCCTTCAATCCTGTCGAACAGCCTCGTGAAGCACCTGTGAACCATGTGAATTTCACGATCAAGGAAACGGACGAAGACATTGCTGCTCGTATCAATGAGCGTTTTGAAATCACTGAAACGCTTGTAGAGTCGTCTATTGCTGGTGACGCCACGGCTGTTATCATCTCTGGCGGTCCTGGTCTTGGCAAGTCCCATACCGTTACCAAGGTTCTCAAGGAGTGGGACAAGGAAGCAGAGCGCCATGTCTTCGTCAAGGGTTATGCCCGTGCCACGGGTCTTGTGAAGATGCTCTATGCCTACCGTCAGGCTAACACGGTTCTGGTGTTTGACGATTGCGACAACCTGTTCAAGGACGAACTGTCCATGAATATTCTTAAGGCGGTCTGTGACACGTCAGAAAGCCGGGTTGTGTCTTGGTTGTCAGAAGGTAAGCTGGTGGACGAAGAAACTGGTGAGAATATTCCTCGCCAGTTCGAATTCTGTGGTTCCACGATCTTTCTGACGAACCTTGATCTGGCGGCTATGGCCAAGTCCAGCCACAAGATGGCTGCTCATTGGGAAGCCCTGATGTCTCGTGGCTATTATGTGGACCTGTCCATCAAGAGCAAGCGGGACTATCTGGTCCGTATTCGTCAGGTCATCCAGCAGGGTATGCTGGACGGTATGAAGGACCACGAGCAGCAGGACGTTATGGATTTCATTGAAGACAACTATATGAAGCTTCAAGAAATTTCTATTCGGACTGCGATCAAGATCGCCAAGGTTCGACGCAACAATCCCAATAATTGGGAACGCATTTGCAAGTTGACTTGTTGTGTCAATCGGTGATATAGTAGGTGGCTGGTTAAGTCCAGCCACCTTCATTTGGAGATTTTAATGGCGAATTATTATAACGAAATAGAACCATATGCCGCTCAATGGTTGAGAAATCTTATAGACAAAGGTCATATACCTGATGGGTATGTAGACACACGATCTATTGTTGACGTTCAACCAGAAGACCTAAAAGAGTTTACACAGTGCCACTTTTTTGCTGGCATTGGTGGTTGGTCATATGCTCTAAAATTAGCAGGATGGAATGATGACAGACAAGTATTCACGGGATCATGTCCCTGCCAGCCCTTCAGCCAAGCAGGAAAAGGCAAAGGGGTCAGTGACGAACGGCATCTTTGGCCCCACTTTTTTCGACTCATCGTATCTTGTCGCCCACAAGTCGTCATGGGTGAACAGGTTGCAGGAGAGGCTGGCTATGGTTGGTTCGATGGAGTTAAAGCTGACCTGGAAAGCGAAAACTACACCTGCGAAGGGGTTGATATTCCGGCTGGCAGCATCAACGCTCCGCACATCAGACAAAGACTCTACTGGTATGCGAAAGTCAACATGGCCGACACCAAGGACGACGGATGTAAACGACGGGCGGATTTTGAACGAGAAGGGGCAGAGAACGAACAAGGCTGGAACGCAGACTTACGGAGCCAATCTGTCGGATTTGGTGAAGACAACATGGCCAACCCCGACGACCAGGGATTGGAAGGACGGGAGCTATTGTCCGAATGTTCCAGAGAATTCTCTACTTGGACGGACGGTATGGAATGGCGACAATCAACAGACGGAAAAATCAGGCGCACTAAATCCGGCATTCGCTTGTTGGTTGATGGGGTTCCCTCAAGAGTGGGACGATTGCGCTCCTATGGTAATGCCATCGTCCCGCAACTCGCAGCCCAAGTAGTCAAGTCTTTCATGGAAACAGAATAGCATGAATATAAGGATAACAATACCTAGAGGATATCCTTTATATGCTTTCGTGCCAGAATGGGTCATCATTCTGGTATTGACGTTGGTCAGTGCCTATGTTATGCTGTTGGTCAAATATGGAACTGTGAGGGTTAACTGATGAAGATCGAATGTGAATATGAAGTCACCAGAAAAGAAAAAGTAGTATTTGAAGCAGATGATCGTGTCTATGATGAAGATACCAAGGTATGGAAAATTGCTAATATTATTTTGGAGAAAAGATTAGAAAATTTACGACATGATATGTATAGTGATAATGTCAGTGTAGTTGAATATAATATTGGCAAGATCAATGAAGCATTTATAATGGCTGATGAAATCTTGGAGTTGTGAAATGAAGGTCATTCATCAAGGAATTGTTAAAGTAAGAGATATCCTTGTCTTCAAACAGTCGGCTGGTATTACTCTGATGGAGATTGATACTGTTGCCAAACATGCTGTAATGTGGTATTCTATAGGTCAGTTTCAAGGTATGAAAGGTATCTTTCTTCACTATGATATTGATGAAGATACTCTCAATTATACTAATAGTGATGGAGACGGTGTAACTGAAGTCTTTCTGGAAGGGGATTGGGATGTTTGGTCTTGTAATCATTCTAGATACACAACCCGTCTTGCTCTTTATAGGACGTAGTAATTATGAATAATTTTTTCTGTAGTAGATAAAAAACTATTGATTTCAGACTATATATTTGATATACTGATTGATGGAGGTCATCATGAGATATCGTAGACAAATATATAAGGTAATATACACGGTAAAGACTAATAGAGGATTTATTGTGGATATGTCACGTAGGTTCTCTACATTCACAGAAGCGTATGCGTTTATACAAGAGTTAAAATACTCTGGTAAATTGGTAGGCAAACCTGAACTAGGAGGATGACATGAAGAACATCGTTGGTCGTTTTAACTCTACCACTGGTAAGTGGGAGTATGGTTATTATTATAACTCACGGTTTTATATCGTAACAGAAGTAAAGAACTAAAAAGGAAAAAAAGATGCTACCAATAACAACAATAATAATTGCATCTGTAATAGCAAACAGTAGTATAATATACACATCTTGTAATGATGACGGTGGTGATTTGCCTGACTGTATTCGTAGGGCAAATGATATGCCACCAGGTCATCGTATTCCCCCTGGGGCTTATAGCTCTGGGGGGACTTTTATCCTAAAAGATGCTGGTTGTGTATCAAAGTTCACCGTTTTTCGTTTTCATTCAGCATTTTATGGTGAAGATGTATACCATGTAAGACAATTAGCTAACAATCAACCACAGATTGATATGTTAGAACAATATCCACGTCTTACCAAATATCTTGAAGAATCCGGTGCCTTTACTAAGGCATATCCTATGACTGAATTAAATGGTGAACAGATACATGAACTGACTGGACTTCCAATATGCGAAGATCTCTAAATAGGAATGCCTACAAGGCAATTCTGAAAGGAGATTATAATGATAAAGAATTTCTCAGTCAACTGGAAAACTACTGTAATGGGACTTATTCCATTGTTTGCATACGGGTTAAAGTATGCAGGAGTTTGGCCAGAGTCTATGCCACTTCCTCCATTTGATGAAGTATGGCCATTTCTGTTCTCACTTGCTGGTATTGGTGCTGCTGCCAAGGATGGTAATGTTACTAATGCATCGCATCCAAGTGATCCAACAGTTCTATAAGAATTAGGGGAGCTTAGTGCTCCCCTTTTTTATTAATTGCATCAGCGTCTTTTAGAAACTTTCTAATTGATTCTATGGAACTTTTACATGTTATATTATTCTTATATAAAGTAACAATAGTTTTGGCAACTTGGGCGTCTGTTAATGTTTTCCAATCAGGAAATTCTTTCAAAACAGGACAGTGATACATTGCATCCGCTGGATGCACCACCATATATTTGTATGTTGTCAATACTTGAGTTTGATCGTTACAACTAATTAGAAGGAGGCTGGTCAGTGTTATGGTCGCCCACTTGGTCAATGAGTTGGTCATTGTGTTGGTCCCTTTAATGATTTAAATACATCTTTCAATAAATCAGATGCTTTAGATGCTGGTTTCTTTTCAATATCAATTTCTATTTGTTTTAGTTTAGTTTCAAGTTTTTCTCTTTCGTTTACAAGTTCTTGAACATATTGATCTCTTTTTTCGCCAATTTCTTGTAAACGCTGTAATTGTAAATCTTTTTCCTTGACAAGAAACTCTAATTGTCGTATATTGTTTTCTTGAAGTGCTCTTTGTCTTTCGTTGTCCAGAGACTTGGTATAAATCTTAAATATGGCAATACCAAGACCAAAGGATAATATCAGAATGACTATATAATTAATGCTACCTGATGTGATAAGTGATAATAAAATTTCCATGACAACCTCCGTAATTAGACGGAGTATTTATAAGGAGAATGATAATGTTCAAGATTACAGAAGAAACCCGTAATGCCGCTATTGAAGCAATGAAGGAAATCTTTCTAAAGGCTGACGATGGCGCAAAACTTGGCGATTATGAAATTGGTCAGGCATTTGACGTTGCTGTTGACATTGTAAAGAAGCAGTTTGGTATGTAATGTATAAAAGAGACAAATGGGAGAAGATTAAAAATCTTATCAATGCTGACATTGCCCATGCTGTCCATTATTCGAGTGACAAACTATATGAACATAGTGTGTCACTTCGTTATTTAAAATATATGGAAGCAATAGAAATAGAAGAGGATTGGTATAAAGAATATTTAAGGTATATGGAGCAGGGACTATCGTGAAACTTATGAGAGTCTTAGACAAAAAAATGATTATGAATGATGGGTATCAACCAGAACTTATTCTAACAATAGCGTTTCCTATGGAAATTGCTAAAGATGAGTCAGAAGTTATTTCTGGCGAAGAGTTTGTAAGACAACTTAACGAAGCAATAGAAGAATATGATGAGGAAGTAGAATAATGCATAGGTATAAACATCTTGAGTGGCCACGCCATCCATATAAGGTGATGTCTAAACATGTTTGGAAATGGGCATGGACTAGATCATTGCCTATGAGATGGAGAGTTATTCGTGCAAATAATTTCCAGAGAAATTGGAGAACAAAATGAAATACACAGCACCAGTAGAGTCAACAACATTTCTTCTTCGTGATGTTCTAAAGTTTGATAATGAACTAACAGAACCTATTCTAAATGAAGCAGCAAAACTATGTGAAGAAGTTATTGCTCCTGTTAATCAGGAAGGTGATGAAGACGGTTGTCAGTATTGGCACAATACTGTAGGAGATTCTAGTTATCCTGAAATATATATTCCTGTTTGTTTCCATGACCCATGGGAAAAGTTTAGAGACGGAGGATGGATTGGTTTATCAATTCCTGAACGGTTTGGTGGACAGGGTTTACCGTTTACACTTGCGGTTGCTGCCAACGAATATGTATCCTCGTCTTGCATGGCTTTCTCTTTGTATCCTGGCATTACTCGTGCAGCTATACAGACCCTATTAGTATCTGGTTCAGAATATCAGAAAGCAGAGTTCATTCCTAAATTAGTGACTGGTGAATGGACAGGAACAATGTGTTTGACAGAACCACATTGCGGAACTGATCTTGGATTGTTGAAGACCAAAGCAATTCAAGATGACGCTGCTGGTGGTTATAGAATCACTGGTCAAAAGATTTTTATTACTGGTGGTGAACATGATTTGACTGATAACATTCTACATCTTGTTCTTGCAAGAGTTGAAGGTGATCCAGAAGGTGTAAAAGGTATTAGTTTGTTTGCTGTGCCTAAGTTTTGGATGAACGACGACAAGAAGATTCGTAATAATGTCTCTTGTGGTTCTATTGAAGATAAAATGGGTATTCATGGTTCACCAACTTGCCAGATGTTTTTTGATAACGCAATTGGCATTCTTGTTGGTGAAAGATGCCGTGGTCTAAATGCCATGTTTGTTATGATGAATGAACTAAGACTTGGATGTGCGGTACAAGGTCTATCACAATCGGAGTTGGCTTATCAGAATGCTTTGGAATATGCTAAAGAACGCAAGCAAGGAACTTCTATGGTTCATCGTGATAGTGGCACTGTTCCTATTATATTGCATCCTGACGTTCGCCGTATGCTCCTTGATGTTAAATGCATCAACGAAGCTAGTAGGTTACTTATTCTAGAAGCTGCAATGCTTGTTGACGATCAATCGGATGAAGCGCAGGATCGTCTTGGTCTAATGACTCCTGTTCTTAAAGGTGTTATTACTGATTATGGTGTTGAGAATGCTATCAAGATGCAGCAAGTATGGGGTGGCCATGGTTACGTTCGTGACAATGGCATGGAGCAGATTGTCCGTGATGCTCGTATTGCCATGGTATATGAAGGTGCTAATGGTATTCAGGCACTAGACTTGGTTGGTCGTAAGTTGCCAAAGAATATGGGTCGTGCTATTACACGGTTCTTCAAGGACAGTGCAACATTCTTGACCAGTTCTTATGATAAAGGCATCAATCATATTGTCCAGCCAGTAACAGTAGGATTGAATGAACTAAAGCAAGCAACTGAATGGTTAGCAGAAAATGGTTTGAAGAATCCTAATGATGCGGGTGGTGCTTCGTATGATTATATGAAGATGTTTGGACTGGTGTTGCTTGGTATGGCACATATAAAGATTTGTCTTGCTACTGACGATAAGGATAGACACAACACCGCAGAATACTTTATGAACCGTATTCTACCAGAAACAAGTATGCTATTGAAGCGTATGCGCTTTGGAAGTGAGACGATGATGAAGGCGAACCTGTGACACATATACCATTGTTCAAAGTTGAAAAGATAAACAATCGTGCTTGGGGCGTTTATCAACGAGACTTTGGTTCTGCTGGTGGATGGGTGTTTGTAGTTGCTTACCATACCGAAGAAGAAGCACAAAACTTTGTTATGAAACAATGATGAAGGCAGACCTATGATGACTATGGATGAAAAGATAAAATGCACGTTGGAGGTCGTTTTGGAATCTTTGAGGAGACCAACATATTGTCATCTTGAAATAGGTTTCAGACACACACCTCTATCTCAAAAAGAGATTATTGAAAGATACGAAGAAACTTGTATCCTTGCAGCAAGATATATAGAAGAACTGCTAAAAGAAATCAATAAAGTTGAAGGCTGAGATATAATATGAGTAAATCTTGTGATTTTACTATGGTGAGGCAAGTAATTGACAAGGACGGAACACGTTGGGGATTCCAATTCTATAAGAAATCTGCCTTACCTGACCTAACAGGTTATGTTTGTTTAGGTGTTCGCAAAGATGGTATGGAAGAATGGGTGCCTGAACAACAATACAAAGGTTGGAAAAGAATCTTTGATAAAAACCATGGAGATTCAGATGATATCGGAGTTATAATATGAATAATTATGATATGAGCATACATCGTAATCCTGATGCTGTAGCATGGGCAAAGTTTTTTATTGAAACAACAAAAGATATGGATCGTGATACGTTTCGTAACGAAGCATATATGACTACATGGTTTGCTAATGCTATGATGGCCATGCACGATCATATTCAATATGAAATGGATAAAGACCTATGACAGAATACTATTATCCTAATGAAGTCAAAATCGTTGTAGAGAATGGTAAGCGAGTTGCTTATCTTAAAGATAACTGGCGAGAGATTAGAGAAAAGAATGAACGCAAAACATCACCAGCGGTGTTGCGTGATACCAAAGTTCCCTGGTCTTTCTGGAAGCCATTGAACTACTATTGGGGAGCATGATATGATTTTACAGAATGAAAAACTAAACGCTATAATTAACGATGTGCCAAAAGAAAACGTGGAAAACAAAATGAACTGTCTGTTCCTTTTTGGCCTTCTAGAAAAGGTTCTATCTGAAAAAGATGAAGCAATGAGAAATCAGCGCCTCAATGATATGAAAAACATTTTAGAGTGGAAAGAGACATGATCTTTGACTATAAAGAAGATATTTGTAAATATGTGGTTCACTCCAAGAGGAGTGGAAACGAGTTCGCCATTTCATTTGCCTCCATGGATGAAGTGGCGAACTATGTTGAAACAGAACAAAATGTAACTGGTGTGTGGAAAGTTGTAGCACAAAAGATACCACCAGAAGTTTATACTAGAAGGGTTAAACATGAGCCATGATCGCTGGTTAAATACTTTCTGTAACTTTGACTTTGGTGATCGGTCTGAAAGATTGTTTGATGGACACGATTTTAAACTATTTGCCAAGACAGTTCGTAGTATAAACAGTAAAATTACAGCAAAATCAATCAGACAGTTATATTCTGGTTCTGTGTATCCTAATCTAGAATTGTATCTAGAAATTGAAAAGAGATTGAGAAATGTATGATGAAAATTTTTAGCTTGACATTCCGAATCAAATATAGTATTATATACATACTGGAAGCAGAAAGAAAGGCATGAATATGAAACATTTCAATAAGATGGCAGCCCAAGGTGACTTCGTAATCATTCGGATTAATAAACTCCCAGAGAATATTGTTCCATTCGATTCCGAAGACGGAAAATATGTTATTGCACATTCAGAAACAGGACACAATCATGTTATGGATGCTGCTAATGTCCTAGCATACAAGCCAGAAGGACTAAGCGACAAAGATATCTTTGAGCTTTTCCTTTCAGTTAATCATGAAACTGAAATAGAACATTTGAGAACCTATGACACACATGAATCCATTTTGGTTCAGCCGGGCGATTATGTTGTAAAACGGCAGAGAGAGTGGACTTCCGAAGGTTGGCGGAAAGCTCAGGACTAATAGAGAGAAGAGGAAATATAGATCATGGTTATTGAAAACCTGACACCTGAACAGAAAGCGTTGTTTCCGGTTTATGTTGAAAAGTGGAAAAAAATTGGTTTGACCACTGGTCCTGTTGATTTCGAAAATGCTAAAAAATCCGTATGTTTAGCATACGAAAAAGTAGGTTTACCACATCCAACTAAATTCTTTGTGGCTAAAAGTCCGATTGATGCTATCCGTCTGATCAAGGAAATTGATCCGTCAATGGATGCTAGAGCAATTTTTAACAACATGATCTATGGTAATTCTGATAGTTATTGGCTATCGTATTATCAGTTCATTCGGAATGAACTAAAAGTGGAATGCATACACAAGTTGGATGGTCTTGTTGAGTTGGCCAATCATTGCGGATGGTTGTCTGTGTATGATGACTGTGTTGTATTCCAGGATCGTCCTGAATTTATAAAGTTTGATGATCAGGATAGACTACATTCAGAGAATGGACCTTCTATCCGTTATTGTGATGGATTTTCGGTCTATTCTTGGCATGGTGTCAGAATTCCGAAGGAATGGATTGAAAATAAGAATAGCGCACTAACACCTCAGATTGCTCTCAAATGGGAGAATATGGAGCAGCGACGTGCAGCCTGTGAAATTCTCGGTTGGGATAGGATTATCCGAGAATTGAATGCTACCGTTGTTGATTCGGATTACGACCCTCACATTGGAACATTGGTCGATGTTGAAATTCCTGATGTTGGTAAGGAAAGGTTTCTGAAAGTTCTTTGTGGAACCGGCCGTGAATTTGCTATTCCAGTTCCTCTTGATATCAATACAGCACTAGAAGCGAATGCTTGGACGTTCGATATTGATCCTAATTTGTTGCGAGAACTTGAAGTGAGAACATGAGAACACAAAATAAAAGGCTCTTGCAAGAGCCTTTTTTAATTAGATATTAGACTAGAAGGTTTGGATATGAATAGTGTTAAAGAACAAGTCTACTATCAAGTCTGGGATCAAGTCTACTATCAAGTCTGGAATCAAGTCCACTATCAAGTCAGTAATCAAGTCTTGGATCAAGTCAGGGGTCAAGTCTGGGGTCAAGTCAGTAATAAAGTCCGGGATCAAGTCTTGTATCAAGTCTTGGATCAACTAAAAGAAGACATAGAAAATGAATAGTGTTAAAGAACAAGTCCAAGATCAAGTCAGTAATCAAGTATTGTATCAAGTCAGGAATCAAGTCAGGGGTCAAGTCTTGCATCAAGTCTTGTATCAAGTCAGGAATCAAGTCCACTATCAAGTCAGGAATCAAGTCAGGGGTCAAATCTGGGATCAACTAAATGAAGACCTAGAAAATGAATAGTGTTAAGTATCAAGTCTGGAAACAAGTCTGTGATCAAATCATGTATCAAGTCCACTATCGAGTCTACTATCAAGTCAGTAATCAAGTCTTGCATCGAGTCAGGAATCAAGTCTGGGATCAAGTCAGTAATAAAGTCCGGGATCAAGTCTGTGATCAACTAAAAGAAGACCTAGAAAATGAATAGTGTTAAAGAACAAGTCTGTGATCAAGTCTTGGGTCAAGTCTACTATCAAGTCTGGAATCAAGTCCACTATCAAGTCAGTAATAAAGTCCGGGTTCAAGTCTGGGATCAAGTCTGGAATCAAGTCTTTGATCAAGTCTGGGATCAAGTCTTGTATCAAGTCTTGGATCAACTAAAAGAAGACATAGAAAATGAATAGTGTTAAGTATCAAGTCTGGGATCAAGTCTGGGATCAAGTCTGGGATCAAGTCTGGAATCAAGTCTTTGATCAAGTCTACTATCAAGTCAGGGATCAAGTCAGTAATAAAGTCCGGGTTCAAGTCTGGGATCAAGTCTGGAATCAAGTCTTTGATCAAGTCTGGGATCAACTAAAAGAAGACCTAGAAAATGAATAGTGTTAAGGATCAAGTCAGGAATCAAGTCAGTGATCAAGTCTGGAATCAAGTCAGGGTTCAAGTCCAGGATCAAGTCTTGTATCAAGTCCACTATCAAGTCAGTATTAAAGTCAGGAATCAAGTCTGGGATCAAGTCAGGAATCAAGTCTGGGATCAAGTCAGGGATCAAGTCAGTAATAAAGTCCGGGTTCAAGTCTGGGATCAAGTTAGGGATCAAGTCAGGGATCAAGTCTGGGATCAACTAAATGAATCATAGCGAATTAATACAACAGTTACACGAGTTAGCAGATTGGGTAGAGAAACATAATAATGTTCATTGTCCATCTGTTCCTCGTAAAGCAGCATATACTATTGAGGCAATTGAAGAAGAGAACCATATATTAAGGTTATCTCTAAATAAAAAGTATTTGTCTCTGAGAGATATATATGATAGATATGTTGGTAATGTGAAAGTGTTCATCTATTTGACAAGGAAAAAATGGAAGATTTAGATCAAATATTACTAGAACAATTACATGCAGCAAAAAATGGACATAAATTGATTAAGAGACTAAAAAAATTAATAAGAAAAGATAAAGGTCTGGATGCTTTAGAGCGCCAGAATAAAATTAGAATAGAATTTTTCGAAAATATGATAGAAAATAAAGAACTTCTAAGACAAAAATCAAAAAAGAAAAAGAAAAAAGACAGTGATCTATTGTCTCGTAATCCATTTTATGAAGCATATAGGTATACAGTTCTTGCCTCTGTATATGGATATACAGTTATGTCATCAGCAATGAAAGATTACTGGTCTTTTTTTAGAAAGACAAAGGATGAAAAAGATAACTCTTAATAATTGTGTAGAAGTTCCAGAACAAATTGTAATTGCCGCATGGGAGGCGGTTGATTGTAATGAAGAAAGTGGATTTGGTAAAGTGATACGAGCATCACTGGAATTTAAATCTGCTAATATGACTCCTGTTTTTATATTAAACCGAAGCAATATGGAAATGTATTGCGTTGCTCGTGAGACTTTTGGTAAGAAACTTCATTAATGGAGGTGTCTAATGTCTAGAAGTTATAAGAAACATCCTGGTGGTGGTTTTACAACTAGAATGAGTGATAAACCAGGAAGAAAGATAGATCATCGTCGTTACCGTCATTATTATAAAGAAATGATTCGTCATGAAGATTATGATAATATAGAACCCCCTAATTATAAAGAAAATCCGTGGAACTGGCCAAAAGACGGTAAATGTTATTGGCCAGATGCATCTGATAAAGATATGCGAAAATAGTATTTGACATTCCTATAGGGTTATGGTATAAATAACATTAAGAGTGGCGGTTTCCGTCACCAAGGCGAAACTGACCACTTGATTTTTTCTCAATGGAGAATGTTATATGAGTACAGTAACTACTACAGTAACTGCTGAAAAGGCAGAGGTTGTTGATCTACGTGGTATGTGGATCGGTCTTGGTCTACTTAACGTCTTCTATCTAATCGTTCGCATTTATGAACAGGTCTATGGCTGGAGGGCCGGTCTTGATTCATTTGCACCAGAGTTTCAGACATATTGGATGTCTATTCTCTGGACAGAGATTCCACTAGAACTAGTGTCAGGACTAGGACTTGCTGGTTATCTTTGGAAGACAAGGGACCGAAATATTGACGCCGTTGCTCCTCGTGAGGAAATGCGTCGTTTAGTTACTTTAGTTCAGTGGCTAGTTGTGTATGCCGTTGCCATTTATTGGGGCGCATCCTTCTTCACTGAACAGGATGGAACTTGGCACATGACAGTAATTCGTGATACTGACTTTACTCCAAGTCATATTATTGAATTCTACATGAGCTATCCAATCTACTCAATCATCGCAGTTGGCGCATTTTTTTATGCTCGCACTCGTATTCCATACTTTTCACATGGATACAGTCTAGCATTTCTGATTGTTGCTATTGGACCATTTATGATTATTCCAAACGTTGGTCTTAACGAATGGGGTCATACATTCTGGTTCATGGAAGAACTATTCGTAGCACCACTACATTGGGGCTTCGTGTTCTTTGGCTGGATGGCACTTGGTGTATTTGGTGTTGTTCTCCAAATCCTTGGTCGTGTTCATGCTCTTGTTGGGCGTGAAGGCGTAGCACTACTAACAGAATAAAAAAGTGAGGGGGAGGTATTGACTTCCCCCTCTTTACCCCCATATTATGTTTACGTTGCCGAAAGGAACGTATTATTATAGTCTCGCTTAATAGGAGAAATGTAAATGACAAACGATCCATTCCGTGCTTTTCATGCAGACCCACTACTATCAAAGTATCTTGTAGGGTTTGATAATATGTTTCAGCGAATTGCGGAAGCTAATGAATATCTACCAAAAATTCCTGCATATCCGCCATACAATGTGAAAAAAATTGATGATGAACATTATATTATTGAAATGGCTGTTGCAGGGTTTGGAAAGCACAATCTAGATATTGAAATGAAAGACAGTGTTCTAACTATTACTGGTAGTTCAGAATCAGAAGAAGGTGACTATCTTCATAAGGGTATTGCTAATCGTGCTTTCACTCGTAAATTTAATGTTGCTGATACAGTAGAAGTAAAAAATGCAGAACTTACTAATGGTATGTTGAAAATCTTCCTTGAACGTTTTGTTCCAGAGGAAAAGAAACCGAAGAAGATTGACATCTATGACCCGTTCGGAGTACAAGAAGCTACGAAACAGTTAATTGATGAAACTGGCAAGACATGGGGTAATATTGCACAAAAAGTAGCTGATGCAATTACACCGAAATAATCTTAAAATAGTCTTCTAAATAGAGAGAGGGATTTATCTTCCCTCTCTTTTTTATTATAGGAGATAAATTATGGCTACATTTAAAGAGGCATTCGCTGCTGCCAGAAAAGCAGGAAAAGAAACATTCATTTATGACGGTAAACTTTATACAACACAAGTAGCTGTAAAAGAAGCTGATGAAACTAAGTTTCTTGATGTTACTAATACAGTAAAAGAAAGTGCTGTCCCAACAGTTTCAAGACTAAAGAAAAACAACTGGCCCGCACAATCACAACTCAGAGCAAAGTTTGGTGTTCCTGATTATGGTGGAACATTCAAGAAGCATATGACACAGGTTAATCTTCCATATACTATGTGGATGGACGATCTTAAGATTACTAAATGCTGGATGAATAAGTCTTGTTCTGAATCTCTTGTTCGTGTTCTAACTTATGTTTGGGACGAGAACGGTAGAGATTATGACAAGATTAAGGCACAGCAGTTACACATCTTTTCTGGTTCATGGAACATCCGCAACATGCGTGGTGGTAAGTCTCTTTCAACACACGCTTTCGGTGTTGCTATTGATATTTGTGCTCCTTATAATGCTCTTGGAAAGAAGCCCGGATATAACAAGTATTCATTCACTAAAGACTCTTTAATTGTTAAAGCATTCAAGGAAGAAGGTGCCGTTTGGGGTGGTGATTGGGAACGCCGACCAGATGGAATGCATTTTCAATTTGCTACAGTGGGATAACTTTCTCACATTTTTTAACATGCCTTGAGTAATTGGCCGGGTCTACTATTTTTCCGCAATGGATACATGGTTTAGACTTGGCCATCATTCTTTGTTGTAATTGTTTCTGAAATTCTGGGTTTCTGAAAGGGTTATTGGGTGAATCGTTCAAAAGTTTTATTCTTTCTGAGACTTTTGATCTATCAATATTAGAATAATCAATATGTTTAGAAGTATCACCACCATCACCAGATTCGACCATAAGATTGGCCCAGTTATCTGAATCAACAACATTCCACATTTCAGAGTATACTCTGCCTTTTTCTGCAATTTCTTCTTTTGATTCGGATTGAAAAATAATTTTGGTAGTTACATCATATTTATGTTTCTTGATATGATTTTTCCATCTAGTGCCTGATCCTTTGTATTTGTAAGGATCTTTCTTGGTATAACCTAGATATTTGAGATTTGTGATGTTGTGAGTTTTGACATATAAATAATACATGCTGATGCTCCTTATAAGCGTTAGAGTAGGTAAGGATTCCCGTCCTGTGACCTACACTTATTTAGTATTTTTGAATTTTGGTGTGTCGTAACTATAAAAAAAATTGACTTATACAAGAAAACAATATATAATGTATATGCGGTAAATAATAGAAGGATAGTATTATGGATTGGAGAAAAATTGCTCCTTGGGTGTTGTTTGTTCTTGCTGGTATTTTTATGTTTCAGATGTGGAACGAAACCTCACACAAAACTTACTCAAGAGAAATTGGATTCAGCGAACTCGTTGCTCAGATTGACGAGGGAAGAGTCCATGATCTGACTATTGCAGGAAATCAGGTTACTGGTCATTTCACTGATAATAGATCATTTAACACATATGTTCCATCAATCGGTAGTTTTATGGAACAGATCAAAGGTAAGAAGTTGCAAGTATCTGCAACTCCACCAGAAGAAACTGGATTTATCACTAACCTTGCAATCAATCTACTTCCCGTTATTCTGTTCTTTGGTATCTGGATTTGGTTGTCACGAAGAACTAATGGCGGCATTGGCCGTGGTCCTATGACTATGGGTAAATCAAAAGCAAAGATGCTTTCAGAAGAAGAAATTAATGTTAAGTTTGATGACGTTGCTGGTGTTGATGAGGCCAAAGAAGATCTAGAAGAAGTTGTAGAATTTCTGGCAGCACCACATAAGTTTCAAGCAGTTGGTGGTAAAATTCCCAAGGGAGTTTTGCTTGTTGGTCCTCCAGGAACTGGTAAGACATTGCTTGCTAAAGCAGTTGCTGGTGAAGCAGGTGTTCCTTTCTTCCATCTATCAGGTTCAGACTTCGTTGAAATGTTCGTAGGTGTTGGTGCATCTCGTGTGCGTGACATGTTCGAACAGGCAAAGAAGAATGCTCCTTGCATTATCTTCATTGACGAAATTGATGCTGTTGGACGTAATCGTAATGCTGGTATCAGTGGCGGTAATGATGAACGTGAACAGACTCTAAACGCTCTACTTGTAGAAATGGACGGTTTCAATGACAACGAAGGTATCATCATTATCGCTGCGACAAATCGTGTGGATGTGCTTGATCCTGCCTTGCTTCGTCCTGGCCGTTTTGATCGACAGGTTACTGTTAGTAATCCAGACATTGTTGGACGAGAGAAAATTCTAAAGGTTCATAGCAGAGCAGTTCCACTAGGAGCAGACGTTGATCTTAGAACTGTTGCTAAGGGAACCCCTGGTTTCTCTGGTGCTGATCTAGCAAATCTTGTCAATGAAGCAGCATTGCTTGCCGCTCGTCGTTCTAAGAGAATTGTTACTAAGAAAGAATTTGAAGATGCACGTGATAAAATTCTTATGGGTGCAGAACGTAGATCTCTTCTAATGTCAGAAGAAGAAAAGAAAATGACTGCTTATCATGAAGGTGGACATGCTCTTGTTTCTCTGAACATGGAAGGTTCTGTTCCTATTCACAAGGCAACAATCATTCCTCGTGGTCGTGCATTGGGTATGGTTCAGTCTCTTCCAGAGCGTGATCAGATTTCTCAGTCTTATAAGGAAATGCTTGCTTATCTTGCCATGGCAATGGGTGGACGTGCTGCTGAAGAATTGGTATTTGGTCCAGATAATGTTACATCTGGTGCTGCTGCTGATATTCAACAGGCATCAAAGATTGCCCGTGCTATGGTTACACAGTATGGATTTTCACCACTAGGTAATGTAGCATATACTGATCCGAATGCTGATGTATTCCATGGTCCAAAGGTTGCAGAAGAAACTCAGCGACTTATTGATCTTGAAATAAAGAAGATAGTTGATACTGCATATGCTACTGCCAAGGGTATTCTGACAAGAAAGAGAGATCAACTTGATACTCTTGCTAAAGGGTTGCTTGAATATGAAACACTTTCAGGTCAGGAAATTGTTGATCTACTAGACGGAAAGATACCAGTCAGGGAATAATAAAGGTCGGCTCCCTCCTCTGTTTACATGAGTGCGCTGGATAACCAGGAGTCTGTATATGAGTGCTAGCTTTAGTATACAGATGGAGCCTTAAAGGCTACTGAATGACATATTGATATTACTGTCACTGTATGCTATAATGTGTGTCAATATAGTCTGTTCGGAGGATTTATGAAATTTTATACGAATTTCTTTTCAAGGGGTAAAAATATCTATGTTCGTGGTTTTGATTTAGGTCTAAGATTTGAAGAAGTTATTGAGTATGAACCATATGTCTTTCTAGAGAAGAAGGGCGGTTCATACAAGACTATTGACAATAAGTCAGTAGAAAAGCTACAGTTTCAGAACATGAGAGAAGCCAGAGAATTTATTGACAATAATAAAGAGATTGTCAACAGAAAGATCTATGGTCTAACAAATTTCTCTTATGTTTACATTTATGAAAACTATGGCGGTGAAATTGATTATGATCCTAAACTAATTAACATTGGTTCACTGGATATTGAGTGTGCTGCTGATGAAGGATTTCCTGATATATCCAGGGCTGATAAGCCTATTACTGCGATTACTCTTCGCTGTCGTAACCGTAACTACGTTTTTGGTTGTGGGGAATTTACCAGCACCGACCCTAAAACCTTCTACATTCAATGTAAAGACGAATCAGAACTCCTCAAGCAGTTTCTCAACTGCTGGAAAGTTCTAGACCTTGATATTGTTACTGGATGGAACATTGAATTCTTCGACATTCCCTACATTGTAAATCGTATTAAAAGTGTTCTTGGTGAAGACAAGATCAAGAAACTATCACCATGGGGATATATCAGAGAAAAGACAGTAGAGTTTCGTGGTAAGGAGAATCAGAGCTATTCTATTGAGGGTATTTCAGTTCTTGACTATTATCAACTATATCGCAAGTTTTCGTTTGGTAATCAGGAGTCATACAAACTAGACTTCATTGCCAACATTGAACTTGGTGAGAATAAGATTGATTATTCTGAATATGGAAACCTTCTGGAACTTTATAAAAAGAACTTTCAGAAGTTCATAGAGTATAACATTCACGATACTGTTCTTGTTGATAGGCTTGACGATAAGTTAAAGTTTATTGAACAGATCATGGCGCTTGCTTATGACGCCAAGATTAACTTTAATGATACTATGACAACAGTTCGTCCTTGGGATGTTATTATCCATAATTATCTTATGGATCAAGGTATTGTTGTGCCTCCCATGGAAAATCACACCATGGATAAAGAACTAATGGGTGGGCATGTTAAAGATCCAATTCCCGCACTTTATAATTGGGTTGTATCATTTGACTTGAACAGTCTATATCCACATCTTATCATGCAATACAACATAAGCCCAGAGATGTTTGTTGGTAGGGCAGTAAAACCGCCTTCTGTTGATCAACTTCTTGATAAGGTTGAGTTCAGAGACCAAAATATCTATTCATATGCAGCGAATGGTTGTAGTTTTCGTAGGGAAAATCAGGGATTTCTTCCTGCTCTAATGGAAAAGATGTATAATGACAGAACGAAGTATAAGAAACTCATGCTTGAAGCCAAACAAAGGTATGAACATAGTAAATCATTGGAAGATGAAAAACTAATTGCTCGTTATCACAACATGCAAATGGCGAAAAAAATTCAGCTAAATTCAGCTTATGGAGCGTTGGGCAATCAATATTTTCGTTGGTTCAACTTTGATCTTGCAGAAGCAATTACATCTTCTGGTCAGTTGTCTATTCGTTGGATTGAACGTAAGATCAATCTATATATGAATAAAGTTCTAAAGACGGATAATGTTGATTATGTTATTGCATCTGATACAGATTCTATCTATATGAATATGAATTCTCTGGTTACATCTGCATTTGGTGATAGTCGGAACGACGAATTGAAGATTGTTGAAGTTATTGATAAATTCTGTGAGCAGAAAGTTCAACCTTATATTGATAAGTGTTATCAAGAACTTGCAGAATATATGAACGCATATCAACAGAAGATGCAAATGAAGCGTGAAACAATCGCCAATAAAGGTATTTGGCGAAAGAAGAAGATGTATATTCTAAATGCGTGGAACGTTGAAGGTGTCCAATATGAAAAGCCAAAGATCAAGATTCAAGGAATTGAAGCTGTTCGTTCTGATAAGCCACATGTCGTCAGACAGGGATTGAAGACATGCTTCGAAATCATTATGAATAAGACCGAAAAAGATCTTCAAAACTTTGTTCGTGAGTTTCATGATGAATTTGTCACTCTACCATTTAATGAAATTGCATTTCCTCGTGGTGTTAATGGTATGACAGGATATAAGACAACATCAAAGTCTATTCTTTTTGGAACAATGAACGATGGTTATAAATCAGGAACACCTATTCATGTCAAGGGTGCTTTGACATTTAATAAAATGCTAAAACAGTTAGATATCAAAACCATCCCACCAATTTCAGATGGTGATAAGATCAAGTTTGCATATCTAAAAATGCCTAATCCCACAAAGGAAACTGTTATTGCTGTTCCTGACGAACTACCAGAAGAATTGAAATATATAGATAAGTATGTAGACCGTGAACTACAATTTCAGAAAACATTTCTTGAACCATTACATTCTATAACGAATATTATTGGTTGGAAGACAGAGAAAAAACTATCATTAGGAGACTTTTAATGAGCACAGAAGACGACTTTGGTTTCACTGCTGACGATTTCGTATTTGATATGGTCAGTAGCGACGAACTTCAAGCTGGTGAATTAGAACTTCAGGATCAGCTTGGAGCAACACAGGTTAAGTTACAGGGACTACGTAAAATGGTTATGCCACTGTTGCTTAATCTAAAGAAGAACCCTGACAAGGATATTATTAAGTGGTCAGGAACAGAAAGAGTAAAACAGATTGACGCATTTATTAAAAAGATGGATGCATATATTAATAGTTAAAATAATAAATTTCCGATAAAAAATAATAATAAAGGAGGAAATATTATGACAGACAACGAATTTGAATTCTCATTAATATCAGAAAAAGATATTAAACAAAACGAAGAAGTTCTTAAAAAGAAGATTGAAGATACTTTAAGGCATGTAGACGAATTATCTTTGTTAATAACTTCATCAAAGGATACGGAAACTTTATTAAACAATAAGATTTCTAAATTAGTTGAAGTAATAATGCCATTGATAGATGGACTTTGTGACGATCCAGATAAAGAATATATCTATTGGAAGAATAGAGTTCCTCAATTAAAAGAACTCAAAGAAAAGATTAATAGTATAGTAGAATGATAAACTATCTAGCATTAATTACAGCCCTGATACTCTCAGGAGTATCGGGGTTTTACTCAGTTTATGGCTTGACCGCATTATTTGCAGGAGCTTTTTATCCTATTATTTTTATGGGAGGATCATTAGAAATTGGTAAACTAGTAACGGCTTCGTGGTTATATAACAACTGGAACATCTGTCCAAGAGTACTAAAATATTATCTTACTATAATAGTATTAATTTTGATGTTTATATCTTCTATGGGAACATTTGGGTTTCTTTCAAAAGCACATATTGATCAGACTGTCAATATGAATTCTGGTAATTCAGAACAATTACAAATTATTAATCAGAAGATAGATTTTGAAAAACAAAATGTTGCTGATATAGATAAACAACTATCTCAGATTGATAATGCTATTAATAAGATTACAGAAAAAGGTAAAGGTGAGAATTCGTTAAGAGCCAGTGATAATCAAAAAAAGAATAGAGATCAATTATATAAGAAGAAGGAAGAAGAGATCAAAAAGATCTCAGATTTAACATTACAAAAAGTTAAGATTGAAACTGCTGTTCGTAAACTTGAAGCGGAAGTTGGTCCAGTAAAATACATAGCTGATATGATATATGGTCAGGCAGATAATGGTCAATTAGAGAAAGCAGTTCGTTTTGTTATTATAATAATAGTATTGGTATTCGATCCTCTTGCTGTTTCTTTGTTGATCGCTGCGAATATAGGAATAAGATCAAGAAAATTAGACTTGACAAATGTGAAAAAAGGTAGTATTCTTGTCATGGATAAGAAATTTTAGAAGGAAGAATGTATGTCACTAAAAGATAGATTGATTAAGAATTCGACAATTGATTTGACTTCAACTCTAACAGACTCTAAGGTTTATACAAAGAAGGATATGATTCAGACGCCAGTGCCAATGATTAACGTGGCATTGTCTGGTTCTGTTGATGGTGGTATTACTCCTGGACTTACGATGCTAGCAGGTCCATCAAAGCACTTCAAAACTGGATTTGCTTTGCTGCTAGCGTCGTCTTTTCTAAAGAAGTATCCTGACGGCGTTGTTCTATTCTATGATTCAGAATTTGGAACGCCACAGTCATATTTTAATAAGTTCAAGATTCCTCTTGACTCTGTTATTCATACACCAATTACTGATGTTGAAGAACTGAAGTTTGATCTTATGAAGCAATTAAAAGAGATTGCCAGAGAAGATCAGGTTCTTATTATTATTGACTCTATTGGTAATCTTGCTTCGAAGAAAGAAGTCGAAGATGCTATGAACGAAAAGTCAGTTGCTGACATGTCACGTGCCAAGCAACTTAAATCACTATTCCGAATGATCACCCCTCACCTTACATTGAAAGACATTCCCCTTGTGGCAGTCAATCATACTTACAAAGAAATTGGTATGTTTCCTAAAGATATCGTTGGTGGTGGTACTGGCGCATATTATGGCGCAGACAATATTTGGATTTTAGGTAGACAACAGGAGAAAGAAGGCAATGAGATTTCAGGTTATCACTTTGTTATCAACGTGGAAAAATCTCGTTACGTCCGTGAAAAATCTAAAATCCCAATTACTGTTAGTTATGAGGGCGGTATTAATCGTTGGAGCGGTCTTTTTGACGTGGCCATTGAGGGAGGTTATATCGCAAAGCCAAAAGTGGGATGGTATGCCAAAGTGGATCGCACGACTGGTGAAGTGGATGGACGAAACTTTAGAGCGGGGGATGTCGTGGATAATTCAGACTTTTGGATGACTATGTTCAAAGAGACTGATTTTGCTGCATATATCAAGCGTAAGTATTCACTTGACACTGAAGGATCACTGGTTTATAATGATGAGGAAACGGAGGCTGAATGAACATAGAAAGAACAATCCTAACTAATCTATTACATAATAATGAGTATGGCCGAAAGGTCATACCATTTCTTAAGAGTGAGTATTTTCAAGATTATTCAGAGAGGGTTGTTTTTGATCTAATTGACGACTATGTAAAGAAGTATAATGATTTCCCTGCGATTGAGGCATTAGCAATTGATCTATCTAATAAAGATGGAATAAACGAACAGACGTTTGTAGCCAGCAAGGAAATCATTTCTTCTTTACAGACATCAGATGCAAAACTAGATTGGTTACTTGATCAGACTGAAAAGTTTTGTCAGGATAAAGCAATTTATCTTGGTCTTATGAAGTCTATTAAAATACTGGATGAAAAAAATGGTTCAATCTCTAAAGGTGCTATTCCACAGATTCTCAGCGATGCTCTTGGAGTATCCTTTGATTCACATATTGGTCATGATTTTCTTATTGATGCCGACGAACGCTATGAGTTCTACCATCGAAAAGAAAAGAGAGTGCCGTTTGATCTCGACTACTTTAATACAATCACGAACGGTGGTTTACCCAACAAGACCCTCAACATCGCCTTGGCCGGAACCGGAGTCGGCAAAAGTCTATTCATGTGTCACTGTGCAGCCGCCAATATCTCAAGAGGCTATAATGTCCTATACATCACACTTGAAATGGCAGAAGAACGCATTGCCGAAAGAATAGATGCAAACTTACTAGACATAGATTTGGATGCATTGCAACTTATATCAAAACAAAACTATAAAGAAAAGATTGACAAACTAAAGTCAAAGATAACTGGTAAACTCATTATCAAGGAATATCCTACAGCATGTGCCGGTTCAGCGAACTTTCGTCATCTGTTGAATGAGTTGAGAATCAAAAAGAACTTCAAACCAGATATCATCTACATTGATTATCTAAATATTTGTCTGTCATCAAGGTTAAAGAATAGCTCTAATGCAAATTCTTATACCTTGGTTAAGGCTATTGCAGAAGAATTGAGGGGTCTAGCTGTTGAATATGATGTTCCTATTGTTTCCGCCACACAAACAACTCGTAAAGGATTTTCAAGTAGCGATGTTGGATTGGAAGACACATCAGAATCTTTTGGTCTGCCAGCAACTGCTGATTTTATGTTTGCTCTTATCAGTTCAGAGGTTCTACAAGAACTAAACCAGATAATGGTAAAGCAACTTAAAAACAGATATTCTGATCCTTTTATGAATCGTCGTTTTGTTGTTGGTATTGATAAGGCTAATATGCGTCTATATGATGTTGAACAGTCTGCTCAAGAAGACATTATGGACGGACCAGTAATGGATAAGGGCAAGTTCATGGAGGAAGAAAATGAACGATCAAAACCAAAACGAAAGTTCGACAGAAAAAAGTTCGATGGATTTAAGTGACAAACAATTCAGACTTATGATGGCGGATGAAATATGGATGATTGTTAAGGGATTTCCTGTTCCTGACTGTTATTCAGAAGAAGATCGTCTAGGTATATTTGAAAGATATTACCACAGAGCGTCAGCACAAAAACAGGGAGAGTAGAATGATCGTATGTTCCTGTAATTATATTGACACTGTTGACATAAAGGCAGTTCTAAACTATGGAACAGAACCTAATGTGGACCAGGTTCTCAATATGCTTGCATGGACGCCTGAATGTTCCTACTGTAAAGAATTAATCACTGGTGAAATACATAAATGTATCAAGGAGATGACTGATGGCCGTTAATTACAAGATTGTTGCAAATAATGGACTTTTTGATGTTGTTGAAAAGAAGACAGGACACGTAGTTTATACCCATCATTTTGCCAGTGAGGCCAAAAAAATTATGAAACATTTGAATTTAGGTGGTGGTTTTGATGGTTTTTCTCCAAATTTTTTATTCAATGGGCCTAAATCTTTACTAAATAAGAATAGCGAAAATATGTAGGACGCATAGCGTCAGCGGCACGAGCCTAAACAAGAAAGGGCCACGGAATAGTCAGGAGCAAACGGTGGGGTTCCGCCTGACCATATTTTTGTCAGACAGAGTTCGGGGGTAGGCTTTCGCCTACCCTCTTTTTTTTATAAATACACCAGATAACTAAAAATAGGTGTAATAATGCTTTCATTTAAAGAATTCATCAAAGAAGAAACACAGTCTGCCGGTGATGGTGTTCGTGGTATGGGTGACGTTTCTGGCAATCCTGCAGTTCAAATTGATCCGTTACAGCAATATGTAACAACTAATCAATTAGCTAAAGATAAACAAAATGGTGCCATAATTAAAATGATGAGACAAACACAACAGAATTTGGTTGGATTTAAAGAATATAAGTTAAATACAAGAGATAAGTCTATAGAATATCATGAGGACGATGAAAACGCTGACCCTCTTTTGAGAGATAAGATTAGAAACAGAAATAAAAACAATAATGTAACCAAAGGTTAATGAATTATGGCACAATTTCGTAAAGATACACATTCATATTTAAAAGATGGCAAAACAATATTTGAAGTTGTTATGCTTGCAGATCAATATGGAAATTTAGTTGGTCCTGCTAATCCCTCTGGTATGGCGGTAGATGCTTTTGGTAGAGCCAGAGTTGGTTTGCCTTATACTCTTTTTGATTCTTTTCATAGATATCAAGACAATGGTAAAGTAAACACCTCCAATACTGCTGGTGGAACTTATGCTTTTAATTCTAATACTTCATCAATTGATTGTACTTTAACAACTGCATCTGGTGCAAAGGTTTACCGTGAATCAAAGCGTGTGTTTGCCTATCAGCCTGGTAAATCTATTCAAATTTTAACAACTTTTGTTATGAACCCACATAAGACAAATTTAAGACAACGTGTTGGTTATTTTAGTACTGATAATGGGTTTTTCATTGAGCGTTCAGATGCTACTACTAGTAATGTCTGTTTCGTTAAAAGATCAAAAGTTTCAGGCTCAGTTGTAGATACTAGAGTTGATCAGTCGAATTGGAATATTGATAAACTAGACGGTACAGGTCCATCATTACTTACTTTAAACCTTGATGATCCACAAATTTTCTTTCTTGATATTGAATGGTTGGGTGTTGGTACTGGAAGAATGGGATTCGTTATTAATGGTGAATTTATTCACTGTCATTCTTTCCATCATGCTAATGAAGATGCTGCACCAAAAGGTGCATATATGCAAACAGCATGTTTGCCAATGAGAATGGAAGTCGAAAATATTGGAACAACAGCTTCATCAAGCACTTATAAACAAATTTGTGCTACTGTTATTTCTGAAGGTGGTATTGAACCTTTTGGTAGACAATTAACAATTGGTCAAGATCCAATAGGATCTAATACAATTGCTTTGTCCTCTGCCGGTACATACTATCCAGTTGTATCAATAAAACTACATCCAGATAGAATGGATGCAATTGCTATTCCAAAACAGATTGGTGTTCTTCCATTAAACCAAGCAAACTATAGATGGAAAATTGTAACCGGAGCCACTATAGCTGGTGCAGTTTGGGCTAATACCGCTTCCGATTCTGCTGTTCAATGGAATACAAATGCTACAGCTACTATGTCTGGTGGAACTGAAATTGATTCTGGTTATCTAACATCAACCGTTCAGTCTGGTGGGTCAATATCTCTTGGTGATGGGTTATTTAAATATCAGTTAGAGAGAGATACTTTTGCTAACACTCAACAGACTTTCACATTAGCTGTTACTTCTGGAACTGCCACCTGTAATGTTGCCGGATCAATTACTTGGCAAGAAATCACATAAACTAAATAAGAAGTCAGTGTGATAAGGCTACGGCAGACTCACAAAATAAGGAAAACCCAAGGGGAACTCCATATGAAAACATTTAATAATTTTAATGGGCTAGATACATCTGCCGTAGACCTATCTGACAAAGCCAAGCTATCTCTATATAAAAAATCATCAAATTCAGGCATTTCTGTGGATATACTTGAAGAAGTATATGCCAGAGGCTATCGTATTTGGAACGAATCCTTTGGTGGTACACCAGAGTCTTTTGCATTTGATAGAGTAAATTCCTTCATTTCTGGTGGATTTGCAGCACAATTAGATGAAGATTTATTAACCGAAGACCTTCGTAAATGGTTCAAAGAAAAATGGGTCCGTTTTGATACAAAAGGCAACATTAAAGGACAATGTGCCAGAGACCCCGGTGAAGGTAAGCCAAAATGCCGTCCTCTTGCATCAGCAAGAGCCATGAGTAAAGAGGATAGAGCAAAAGCCGCAAGAAGAAAAAGAAGAGAAGACCCAGTTGCTGATAGACCGGGCAAAGGCGAAAAGCCTGTATTCGTAAAAACAAACGAAGAAATTTTAACAGAAAAGAACGTTCCAACCAATCCATCACTTTGGGCAAGAGCCAAGTCAATGGCCAGATCAAAGTTTGATGTTTATCCTTCCGCATATGCAAATGGTTGGGCTGCTAAGTGGTATAAGTCAAAGGGCGGTGGTTGGAAAACAACTACCAATGAAGAACTAGATGTTCCTACTCCTTCATTAGAAAAAATTGCACAAAAACATAGTAGACCTGTTTCTGAAATAGAAAAGGCGTTGAAGAAAGGCGTTAAAGTTGAAAGAGAACATACAAAAAATTCTAGAGACGCTGCACAAATTGCAAGAGATCACTTGTCAGAACGTCCAGATTATTACGAAAAATTGGACAGACTCGAAAAGTCACCAATACAAGAAATTAACTACGAAAAACCTTCAAAAGACCCCAACAAATCAGCTAACAGATTTATAGGAACAGATGAATTGGTAAAAAATTATAGAGAAAGAACTCCAGGACAGATCGTAAAAGAAATTGTCCGTGAATATATTGAAGAAGCAAAGTCTCCCGCTTGGCAGAGAAAAGAAGGCAAGCGTGAGACAGGTGGATTGAACCAAAAGGGTGTTGAATCTTATCGTAGAGAAAATCCTGGTTCAAAACTTAAAACAGCCGTCACAACAGAACCTTCTAAATTAAAGAAGGGAAGTAAGTCATGGAAACGCCGTAAATCATTCTGCTCAAGAATGAAAGGTATGAAGGCTAAATTAACTTCAGCCAAGACTGCTAATGATCCAAATTCAAGAATCAACAAATCACTACGAGCATGGAACTGCTAATATGAAACCAGAAAATCTAGAAACAATCAAAAGAATTATTAAAGAAGTTGCTATGGCAATGCCACCGGCAATTCAACCTCCTGCTGTTGTAGGTCAACAGGTTCCCGGTGTAAAGAGACAAGCACCAAGACCAACAGAAATGTCTGGTAGAGCAGGCGGTAGAATGGTCGGACAGGGTGGGTCTATGTCTGGTCAGCTTAAACTTCAAAGAGCAGCACCACCAAGAGCACCAACATATTCTACAGGTCAAGGTGGTTCAATGAGAGCATCACCAACAAAAGTATCAACATCATATTCTCAGGGTGGTGTTAATGTTGGTAAAGGAATGGCTGCATCAAAACAAACCAGCCCAGTTGTAAAAGGTATGACAACTGCTGGTAGAGATGCCGCAACACTCGTAACAAAAGCAGCACCAACAGTCGCTAAAGGTCTAGGCACTGTTGCTAGAATTGCTGGTGGTCCAGCCGCTACTGCTGCTATGGCAGTTATGTCACCAACTCCTGCCGGTGCTGGTGAAAATGAAAAGAAAAGACAAGAAACATTAAAGTCTTATAATCCTTATAAGGCTTCTGGAAGATCAGTATCTGATTATGAAAAAACAGCATTGGCACCACAGAAATATGAATCACCAAAGGTAGCAGCACCAAAGGTTGATGCTCCAACTCCTCCATCAAGACCAGATTATTTCTCACGTGGTCAAGCATTCCAAGCTGCCAGAACAGAAAAAGGTGGTGCCGGTGGAAAGTTCTCATATGGTGGTAAAGAATTCCAGACAAATGTTCGTGGTGAACCATATGCCAAGGCACCAAAACCAACAAGCGTAACTGATATGGAATCAGGTGGAAAGAAAAAATAAAAATGAACGAATTAATTGAAGCATTGAAAGTAGCATTAGCCGATTCTTATGCCTTCTCATTGAAGGCACAGAACTATCACTGGAATGTTACTGGTATTAGTTTTGCTGAACATCATAAGTTTTTTGGTAAATTATATTCCGAAGTTCAAGAAGGTGTTGATGGAATTGCAGAAGGCATTAGAACTCTTGATGCCTTCTCACCTGGATCATTCACACGTTTCAAAGAACTTACAACTATAGAAGACGAGTTAAAAATTCCTGCTGTTGAAAAGATGTTATCAAACATGGCTGATGACAATCAAAAGGTTCTTGAGTCTCTACATAAAGCATATATGTTGGCTGAAAAGAATATGAAACATGGAATAAGTAATTACATTCAGGATCGTATCACCGCCCACGAGAAGCATGGTTGGATGTTACGTTCTTTCAAAAAGGCATAAAAATGAAATCTTTAGAACATATAATCAGACTAGTTCACGAAGGCAAATGCTGCTGTGACGAGAAGAAAAGTTCTTTGGAGAACACAATTAGAAAAGTTCAAAGAGAACATAAAAGAGAAGACATGGATGCTTCTATGAGCAAAGTGGCTAGTTTTGATAAAATGGCTACAGAAGGTATGGAATACATGGGTAGTGGTTCTACTGGTGTAGAAAAGTTACATGCCGAAAGTGGAAAGAAGAAGAAAGAATTAGACGAAATAGGTGCTGTTGGAACAAGCAAGTTTCAAGGTCCCCAGTTTACTACACGCCAGACTGTTACACCAGTTATAAAACCAGGTCATAACGAACAATCTGAAAGAGCATCTAACGCCAGAAATATAGCAAAGGTAACTAGATCACCTTCTATTCATGGAAAAATTGCTGAAGGTAAAGAAAGTATTGTAAAAGACGCAATGAAAATTGCTGGTGTCGAACTAAAACAACCAACATCTCTTGGTCAGTTAGTAGTTGTTGGTAAAGAACAGTTACCATCTTTAGTTAAAAAGATAGAGAAAAAAGTTAAAACACAACTTCCAGCTATTGTTAAACCAGAAACAAAAGTAGTTGCAAAACCAGAAGTAAAAACTGAAGTTCCAACTGCTACACAAACAGCTACAAAGACAGAAGTTCCTGTAACAACTGCAACAGCAACAAAGACAGACGCAAAGGTTCCAACCGTTACACCAGTTACAACTACAGAACCAAAACAAGACATGGTTACAAAAGTTGCAACTGCTCTTGGTGTTCCTGCTGCAGTTATTGCTGCAAAAACAGCACCAGATGTAAAAGCTGTTCCTGTTGTTGCTCCTAAAGCTGGTACACCAGTGCCACCTCCACCACCTGTTCCTGGTGAAACACCAAAAGCTGTTCCTGCTGCTGTTCCAGTACCAACAGCAAAAGCAACAAAATATCCTGACATCGATTATATTGATATCGAACATAGACATAGACCACCAACTATTACACACAAGGCAAAACATAGAAGAATGCACGAAGACGCCAGTGAAGATAGAAAGAAAATAGAGAATATGCCAAGATCAGATGATGATCGTAAGTCTATTGAATATGTTGGTAGAAAAGATGCTGATCCAAAATCAATTAGATCAAAGACAGCACGTAATGCTGAAATCAAACATAAGATAATTGATGAAGCAAGAAAGATTTCATCTTTGATTAAAAAAGTTCATAAAGATGCTAAAAAAGAAGCAAAAGAATATCGTGAAGATGGAAAGACAAGAGTATATCCTAATGTCATTGTCAATCCAAATTTAAACAGAGTCGATCTTAATACTTACGTAGATAGCGGGAAAGTTCCAAATGATTACAAATAAAGATTTAGTAAGAGTTAAATTAATTGAAAGTGGTGAGACAGAAATTGATGAAGGACTTTTGGGAACAGCATTAAAAGTTTTAGGTCCAGCCGGAACTGTATATCAAGGTTATCAAGCATATCAAAGATTAAAGAAAGGCGATTACCCAGGTGCTGCATTATCTACTGCAGCAATGGTACCAGGACCTATTGGTTGGACCGCTGTAGGTGCTGATATTGCTCGTGGTGAGAAAGACGATGAACCAGCAAAAGCCGAGGCACCAAAAGAGCCTGAAACACCAAAAACACCTGAAACACCAAAACCAATAAATACAGATGTTACTAAATCTTTAACACCTGATTATTCAAGTTATGCCAAAAGCAAACAATTTAAAACTTCTGACGAAGAAAGCGGAGGAAAGAAAAAAGTGTCTGAAAAGAAAAAAAGTATTTCTGAAGCTCTTGCTGAAGTTCAAAGAAATGCGAATATCAGTAGAGAAAAACAAGCTGAACAGATTTGGTCCGAAGAAAATATTGATGAAGGCATTGCTGGAAAAGTTATTGGAAAGGCCGGTGAAAAAATTGGTCAACTTGGTGATTGGATTGTGAAGAAAGCAACTGGTCAGGGAAGACAAACAATTATTCCTCCTTCAAGAGTTGCTACACCCTCTTCAGCACCACCATCACCAAAAGGTTCTATTGTTAAACCACTAGCAAAAACCGCTGTTGCAGGGGGTGTTGGCTACGTTGTCGGTAAAGAAGTAATGAAAGCTCTTGATACTAAAAAAGATGGAAAAGCACCTTCAGCCGAAGCTCCAAGTGCAGAAGCACCAGCGACAGAAGTTCCAAAAACACAGGCTTCACCAGAAACTAAACAAACATTTAAACAGGCATTTGCCGCCGCAAGAAAAGCTGCATCTGAAAAAGGCGCAAAAGCTACTGGTCAGTTTGAATATCAGGGTAAGAAGTATCAGACAAATCTTGCACCAGCAAAGGGTGCTGAGAAGTATGTTTCTATGGGCAAACAGACAAAAGTTGATACTGGTGCACCAAAAGCAGCCACTCCAGCACCAACAGTATCTACTCCAAAAGCTGAAGAACCAAAGAAGTCAACTTCATTACCAGCAATGACATCACCAGAAACTGCACCACCAATGAGAATGCCAAAGAGCATCGGTGGTGAAACAGAAAAAGCACCAAGTTTTCAAATTAAAATGCCATGGGATACAGAAAGTGGCGGAAAGTCAAAAGGAAAGAGAAAAATGTCAGAAGAACACAATGATGATCTAAATGAAGCAGTTCCAATGCCACCAAGTCGTCCCGGCGCTGCTGGAAGTACATTAATTCAAAGAGGAGATACTTTATCTTCACTTAGCAGAAGATCAGGTCTTTCTGTATCTGATATCATGAAGCAAAACCCAAGCATTAAAGATCCAAATAAGATTCGTGCCGGTGGTTCATTAAATCTACAGAAACCACAAGCCGCTGCACCACAATGGAAAGATCCAGTATCTGCTGGATATGATAAACCAGCACAAAAAGTTACTCCAGAAGTTGAAAAACTTCCAACTATTGATAAAGGTCCAGCACCAGGTCCAGCATCAACTCCTACACCAACTACATCAACCCCACCAGCAAGAACTGTCCCATCAACAATGTCAGGCGCTGGATCATCAAGTGATGTTGTAGGAAGTCCAACATCAAAATTTGGATTTGGGTCTGTTTCATCTGTTGGTAGAACAGAATCAGGCGGAAAGAAAAAGGTTAAGGAAGGAACTGAGAATCCATTAATCGCTTCATTCCTAAGACTACAGGAAATAAAAGCAGGAAATATGTTTGAAGCTGCTAAGAAGTTAGATCCTGTTGGAAAAGAAGATGATGATGTTAATAATGATGGTAAAGTAAATTCAACAGATTCTTATCTAAAGCATCGTCGTTCTGTTGTTTCAAAGAATGTTAAAGAAGGTATGATTGATCCTAAAGATCCATCAGTACAAGGTGGTGGTGATGTTACTGTAACTAGATCAGAACCAAAGAATGTAAAACCAAAAAGCATGAAAGATCCAAGAGATCCTTCTGTTCAAGGTAGTGGTGAAGTTACTAGCGGCGGAAAACCAGTAAGAGTTAAAGAAGATATTGTTATCGAATCTTTTATTAATGAAGCTTTAGAAGAAGGTTATGATATCAACGAAATCATTAGCTATCTAGAAGAAAATTACGATATCTATGAGATTTCTGATAAAAAGTTTGGTGAATACGCCGTTGGTGTAGCAAAGGCCAAGCACAAAACCAAAACTGAACTAAAAGCATCTGAAAAAAATAGAGAAGATAAACAGGGTACATATTTTAAAACATTAAGAGATTATAAAGCTAAAAATAAAAATTTAGTTCAGCATAAAGCACATTTAGGAAAACTTCATGCTGATAGCGAAGCCTCACAGGAAAGATATAATAAAGCACGCAAGTCTGATGAAAGATCAGATAGACATGTTGATAAAGCCGGTGAGTATGCAGAAAAAAGAGCAAATAGAAAAGTCAGTGAAGATATTACATTTTCTGACGAAGAATTAGCACATCTAAATTCTGTATTTGAAGCATTTGCTCCAGAACCACCAGAAGAAAATATGTCCAATGGTACTTCAACAAAGATGGACAGAAAAACTTTAACCGATTCTAAAAAGACAAAATAATGCCTCTTATTTTGAAAGGTTCTATGACAGTCAAGACGGTGGAGAGTGATTCTCCATCGGCTGGCTCATATAGATGGGACCCTGAAACAAAAAAAATCGTTAAAGTTGAAGAACCAAAACCAATTGAACAGTCTGTTAAAGAGCCAAAGAAAATTCAAGTAATTCACAGACAGGTTGTTCAAAAAGAAACCGTAGAACCGCCATCACATTATCATCATGAAACACATGGCGATCTACAAAAATTAATTAACACTAAATCTGATTATCTAAAAGATATGTTAGATTTTGAAAACAATAAATAAAAGAAATTATTCTTAGGAGGATACAAATGCCACTTTGGGGAAGAAACGATCAGTCAGTTACTGCTAATAGCAGCACTACAAAAGAAACATCTAATGGAGCACCAATGGGAACTTGGGCGCTCGTAAAAGGCGATCAGGTAAATCGTGTTGATGGTGCCAATGCTCATTTTGGAAACACATCAGCCGGTTCACGTGCAGGTGTTGATGTTAACATGTTCAACAATACAACTGTTGGTGCATTTATTTCAAACGTTGCCGTTGGTGTGTTTGGTGTTAGTGCAGCAGAAGCCGGTGTTACTGGTGGTAATCTATCACTTACATATGTAACATCACAAGGTTCTGGATATGGTGCAAATGCCGTTGTCACATTGACATGGGCTAATGGTACAACTAATGCTACAGCCGTCAATGCATTCGCCAATTCAACTACACTTGCCGGAAAGATCACAACACTAAAGATCAATCAGGCTGGTGCAAATATTGTAAATAATCCAACTCTATCTATTGCTGCACCATCAGCAATTAATATTACCGCCAACTCAACTGGATTCAGCAATACAAACGATACTTTGATTGTATCAACTGCTAATTCAATCTGGCAGGCCGGTGACAGACTTTATTACGGTGTTCCAACAGGAAATACCCCAATTGCACCTCTAACAGGTAATACATATTATTATGTATCATTTGCCAATACAACTACACTTAAGTTGGCTGCTACATCTGGTGGTGCTAATATCAATATTACAGACGCAAGAACAACCAATCCAGGCGAAACACACACTATCACAGGTGATAGAGCAACTGGTTATGTAACAGTTGGTGGTGCAAAGAACAAGGGTGTTTCACATGCCGGTTGGGTAATTCGTACTGAAGGAACTGGTGGACGTGCTGGACGTGTTCAGTATGAAACACTAGTTGCAATGGGATCGCTAGGTGCTCAGACTGCTGGATTTGGTACAGCAGCAACTACATCTGATGCTTCTGACGATACTATTCTTCCTGACTCAAACTAATAGAGTAAATAATGACAGATAATAGCAAAAAGGTTTCACAGTTAGCAACAGCAGCTAACGTAGCTTCCACTGATAGGGTCTTAGTCCTCCGAGACCCTTCAGGAAATGCTTCCGTTAGAACTGTCAATGTAGGAATTTTTGCTGCTAATCTTGTCATTTCAAACACTGTGCCAGCTAATTCATCTTCTAATGGAGTAGCTGGCACCTTTGCAAGAGACAATGATTATCTTTATGTTTGTGTTGCTAACAGCACATGGAAAAGAACTGCTCTAACTTCTTGGTAATATGAATGAAAAACTGACAGAAGATAACTTTTTATTATACTGTGCATCACATTATGATAATGCAAGATATGCTTCGACCGAAGATTTTATTGAGGACATCAATAGAATCAAATACATAAAAAAATTAATTACAAGATATGTTGAAAATGGGGAATTAAAAGAAAGATTAATTCTCAATCATATTATTGTATTAAATAATTGTTTTGGATCACCTGCGGTATGTAAGATTTTATATCTTAAATTGAAACCGCAGATGAAATACATAAAACCTTTTTTACTTTTATTGAATGTATTACCAGATAGATTATATGAAGTTGGAGATGAAAAAATAATTGATACTGATCTAATAGAAATGGATCAAAATATAATCAATATTCTAAGGAAAGTTTAATGGCTACAGAAATTAAAGAGTTACAAAAATTTGTAAAATTTGCAGCCAAAGAATTAGGTCTAAATGTATTACCAAAAATTCATTTTGTCGGTAAATCAGAAAACTCAAAAAACGCATTCGGTCATTCTATAGGACATGAGATTTATATCAGAATAACTGATAGGCATCCAAATGATATTATGAGAACTATAGCACATGAATTGTTTCATTTCAAGCAAAATCTTATGGGTGTAAAAAATTCAGAAATCCAAAAAGAAGATGAAGCAAACGCAATAGCTGGTAGAATAATGAGAAAATATAATACTACATTCACTAGCGTATTTAAATTAAGAACAATCCCATCACATGTTGCCGAATCAGAATCACCTGTTGCCGCCAATCTAGCCGGTGCTGGTGGTATTGAAGGTATTGGAGTTGGTCCAAAAGGCGAACCAGGTGGAAAAAGTCACATTATGGGTTTTGTAAGAAGAAAGAGATTGTCTGATATCCTAAAAAAAGAAAAGAAGGATGACAAATAATGGCAGACTATGACGATTACCGTCAATCAAAACTAGAAGATGCCATAACGAAATTAACAGAAATTTCAGCCGATTTGAACAAAATGATTGCTGTCCACGAATTAAGAATTTCTCAGCAAGAAAAAACAATGGATAGTCTCGTTGACGTATTAGAAAGACGTAGAGACGAGGTTGATGGTAAACTTAACAACGTATACAATACAATGAGATCAGAAGATAAAAATATTTTAGAAGAATTAGAAAACATGCGTGAAGATTTTAAAGAACAATATGACAAAATTTCTAAAAAAATCAGTGACATGGAAAAAATGATGTGGACATACATGGGCGGTTTCAGTGTTATTGCATTTTTTTTAGCCTATGGTGATAAAATTTTAGAACTGGTTCGTAAGATTTAACTTGACATTATTCTAGTTCGGTGTATAATTGTGCTGTGGTCATGAAGATATTAAGGATATATAATGGATTGGTTAGCACAAAAATATATTGGTATTATTTCATCAAGATTAGAAAAATTCAAACGTAAGGGACCTAGCCTATATAACTTTAGGTGTCCTTTATGTGGTGATTCTAATACCCATAAGAACAAAGCCAGAGGCTATATCTATCAAAAAGAAGGTAAACTAATGTTTCACTGTCATAATTGCAGTGCAACAATGGGTATTCCTAAGTTTTTGAAGATAATTGACGAAAATATATATAATGACTATCAACTAGAAAAACTAAAAGATTCAAAGACTCCTGAACAAATCAACTTAGAAAAGTTTGTTGAGAAGATGAAGAAACCTGTCTTCATGAAATCAGGGCCTTTAAAAGGATTGAAGAAAGTCAGTCAACTTTCTCCGGAGAATCCTATAAAAAAATTCGTTATGAACAGAAAGATACCTAATGAATATCATGCCAAACTATTTTCTTGTCCTAATTTTATGCATTATGTCAATAGTCTTGTTCCCGACAAGTTTTCAGTTGAAGCTCTGGCTAAGGATGAGACAAGATTGCTTATTCCTTTTCTGGATGGTGATAAGTCCGTTCATGCCCTCCAAGGAAGATCTCTTCGGGGATCTTCGAAAGTTAAATACATTACAATTATACTTAGGGATGATGTACCTAAACTTTATGGTTTGGACACTTTGGATAGTTCAAAGCGCATATATGTCCTGGAGGGTCCGATCGATTCTATGTTTATTCCAAACTCTGTTGCTACTGCTGGCGGCGACTTGGTATCTGCATGCGGCAGTCTCAACAAGCCAAACCTGGTAATTGTGTATGATAATGAACCAAGAAGCAAAGAAACTGTAAAGAAACTGGACAAGGCAATTATGCAAGGATATAGTGTTTGTATCTGGCCAGAGAATCTAGAACACAAAGATGTTAATGATATGGTATTAGCAGGGTTGACTTCTGACTTCATTCAGTATATAATTGATCAGAATACATATAAAGATCTTGCAGCAAAACTAGCACTACAAAAATGGAGTAAAGTATGAGAGTTCGAAAGAAACCAGTTGAAGTTGAAGCAATGCAACTTCTTGATTCTAATGCAGATATTGTAGCAAAATGGTGTAATGGATTGTCTCTTAGGAGAGAAGATAATGCAGAACCTTCTATTCAGATTATAACACTAGAAGGTGTTATGACTGCACGACTACGAGATTATATAATTAAAGGAGTGTATGGCGAGTTTTATCCTGTGGCTCCTGCTATTTTTGAACAGACATATGAGGTAATTGAATTATGAACGACAGAAACGTATGGAAAGAAAGATTTCAGGAATATTTTGACTGTTCTTCAAACGAACAAAAAGAAAATTATTGCCCATGGTATTTTGAAGAAGATTTTATGATAGAGATTAGTCCTGACATTACTCTTTTTAAAAAAGAGTTTCATAAATTATGAGGAGAAAAACATGACCGATGAAGAAACAAATAAGCTAAAGAAGATTCTTTTTGTCTTAACTCTTATTAAAAATAAAGAATCTGATGAACGCAAGCTTGCATACTCAGAAGCAATTGAAGAAGCAATTGAAGAAGCAATTGAACATGCAAAAGAACTTTTGGGAATAAAAGTTAAATTGTGAGACAATTAATGAGCGAAGAACAGTTTGTCAAATGTTATGTTGTTTTTGGCTGTGTATTTCTGATCTTAATAGTGATGGATATGTTTGGATTATGGGGGAACAGTGATGAATGACATTCATCAGCAGCAATTGAAGCAAGTAAGAGAAAGCGTATATGAGGAAAATCTGCGGCTTCGTGCCGAACTCGCCGCAGCCAATGAGTTTAAGAAGCATTACACTGATTTGATTTCAGTCAATGCTGAACTAATGGGAGCACCTAATGACGGATCGATTACAGACTCAGTAGTTCAAATAGAGAAACTTGTAAAGAAACTTCGTGCCGACCTCGATGCCGCTAATGAGGAAGTCGAAAAATTACGGGAACGCCTTGGTCCACATGGACTAGTCGTCGTAGACATAGACAAGACGGGGCATTACGTGTCTGAGAAAGTTGCCGACGAAATCACCCGCCTCCGTACCGACCTTGCCGTAGCCAATGAGCGATGTGAGATGCTGACAAAGGAAGTCGTAGAGTGGCGTAGTCGCCCCGATGCTTTGCGGGCTGACAAAGCCGAAGCCGACCTCGATGCCGCCATTTCAGAGCGTAATGGCCATTACGCTACATTGAAGCATGTGGCTAAAGAGCGTGACGAAGCCTTGCGTAATCAAGCAGAAACTCAATCTAAACTAGATGCTCTTGAAAAACTGTTTCAGATGACCTGTCAACAGTTTGAAGAAAAGCGCCAGCGTATTCTAGAGGTTCTTGACTAATGACGAAGCATTGTGTATATTTTTAGTGGAAAGGAGCCTACACATGACCAAGAATAAAGCAGAATCGGAGTATGTTATGATAAGGCGAAAGTGTGAAGATTCGGATATGGCAGAGTTAACATTCGCTAAGAATAACGAAAAACTTGACCTGACAGATTATAGGTGTATCCGAATGTTTTCAGAGACCACAGAGGAATGGGTTCATAAAGATGAATACGAGCATTTCTATGAAGAGTATCGCAAATTCAATGGTCTGATGATGAGGCATGGTGCGATACTATCATATATAAGTGAACCGTGTGAAGAAAAGGCTGTCACCACTTTCTTGAGGATGAAGGCGAAAGACTGATGACCTATACGTGGAGTAAGTATCCTGATGCCAAACCTAACCGATCTGGATACTATTACACATACTATTTCAATAACGAAATGAATGATTGTTTTTACAAAGCGATATACTATAATACTTCCGCAGACGAGTGGATCGGGTGGAGAAGAGGTATAGAACCTAAAGTTATAGGATATGTAGATAAGACGTATGCGAAGTTCTATGTTCCTTGTTTAGATTTGGTAACGCCAGACATAGGGAGTTTCTTGGAATGAGTGAAGATATTGTGAAGCGACTGCGTGAACCATGCTTTTTCAATGGATACGATCAGCAAACTTCTGAAGAAGCCGCTGATGAAATCGAGCGTCTTCGTAAGTATGAACAACTAGTCAATTTCATTGCTACGGACTATGTTGAACTCTCGCATGATAAGGTTCAAAATGAATATCTTCTTATCATAAAGAAGTGCCGAGAGTTGGTTAAGGAAGATATGGTAAAGATATTTGATGAATACCTTGAGGGTCTCAAAGACGTAAAGGATATTTTCTGATGGCCAGACAAATATAGAGGAGGTCAACGTGGAGGAGATAGAAATGACTGACGATGTATATGTGATTATTCTTTCGAATGGTAGAGCAGAGAACGTTCCACCATCATACAACTGGTATGATATTCTTATCCAAGCAGAAAGCGCTTGGAGACATAGTTGCAGTTCTTCGGCTATTCCTGAGAAGCTAATAAAGAACGGTAAGATCATTGTTGAAAAACAACTTTGGTATGTAGCAAGTAACTATGTTATAGAAAAAAATCATCTGGTAGATAAGGCTTACGAACAAGCGAAAGAAATGTTCCCAGAACCAAAAGGTGAGTGATGAACTACTGCTTCATGTATGACGGGATAGTTCTAGTGTTTCACAATGATCGATATGCTCATTGTTGGGACAAACAGTTTGTGACAGAGAACTGGTGAGAAAGATAATGAAATACAATATTGAACTAGACCATGACCAAACTGATGCTATTGTCATTGCTTCTCTAAAGGAGGCGTATCGTCTCAATGCTGATCCTCTTCCGGACGAAGGTGGAGAGAAATGGGTTGATGTCGAGTTTCTGGCTGCTATAGAT